GAGCACCAGCGTGGCGGCATCGGGGAAGGACGCCGCGTCGCCGACCGCAACGAGCGCGCGCATGTTGACCGCGATCCGGTCGGCAACCTCGTTCGCTGCGATCTTGCAGCGCGCGAGCTCGGTGTCGATCGCGTCGCGCACGCTGTCCAGCGTCTTGAGCCCCTTGATGACCCCGCCGAAGTTCGACTCCAGGACCGGCATGAGCGGCTCGCCCAGGCGCTCGTTGAGCGCGGCCCGGTGCGCCTGCAGAGCCTTCACGCCGCGCGCCACCTCCGCCTCTCGGATCTGCTCCTTGCGCTGCTTGACGAGCTTCTCGCTCGCTAGGCGGGTGGTGCGGGCGAGCTCGCGCAGGTCGGCCACGATGCGGCGCATCGCCTCAACATCGGTCATGCTTGCGAGCGCCGTGTCCTCGGCCGCGGCCAGCCGCTCCTCGACGTCCTTCAAACGCTTGCACGCGACCTCTGTCGTCGCGAATTCCTCGTCCGTCGACGGCTGCTTGGGGATGCGCGCCACGAAGGCACGCAGCGCCACGCCGAACGGTTCCAGGTTGGACACGACCGCGAGCGACCCGGACAACTGAACGGATGGCGCCGGCAGGCGCTCCTGCGGCACTGCGGCGACAGGCTTGACGACAGCCGGCGGCACGTAGGCAGCGAGGTCCATTTCGAACTGCGTCCACGCGGCCAGGATCTCACCGCGCAGCTTCGGGTCCGGCATGTACCAGCAGTGATGCGACTCCAGAAGCGTGCCGTCGTCGGCCCACTTGCTCGCCATGAACAGCACGCGCTCGCAGCCGCTCACCGCGACCTGCTGCTCCATCTGCACGCGGTAGTACAGCGGCAGAGCCTTGCCGGCAGAGGCCTCGCGATGCTCCGGCGCAATCGTCTCGATGTCGGCGAAGACGGCGCGCAACTCGTCATTAAGCGTCTTGTGCTCGAGGGCGATAGAGCCCTCCAGCGTCAGGCCGTCGAAGCTGGCCGATAGCTTGCCATTGCTGCCGGTGATCGGATAGAGCGAGTCGCCGATGATCTGCTCGGCCAGCGGACGGGCGAGTGCCTCGAAGCGGTGCCCGGCATCGAAGCGCCGCTGCGTCGCCGCATCGACGTCAGGAGCGACCCCGGTGTGCATCACGTGCAGCAGCTGCGAGCGGGTCTTGTACGGCGAGCAGCCCATCATGCAGGGCGCATCTGAGGCGTTGAAATGCGCTGCGCGGTAAGCCCTCCATTCCGGAGTGCCTTGGACCAGGTTCTCGATCTTCATCGCGTTTCCTTTTCTTAAGCGACGTGGGTCCACGTCCTTCGCTTGGCGATGCCGCATACGCTGGCCTCGCTGATGCCGTAGCGCGTGGCTAACTCAGCCAGCGATACGCCGGCGGACCGCTCGGCGCGGATCGCCTTCACATCGGCCTCTGTCAACTTGGCCCAAGGGCACTTGGACCCCTTCGGAAGCGTTGCGGCCTTGATGTCCCGCATGCGAAGGCGGTACTCGGGGTCCGCCCACAGCTCGCGACTTGCGACGCTCTTTCGTGCCATCTCCTCAGGCCTTGCCGCGACGGCCTTCATGGCCATCGAAGTTTTCGCTCGAGCGGTGGCGTCCTGGTATCGGAGCGTCTGCTGCTCGCTCGCTCTCTTGCGCTCGGCCGGGTCTTGAAAGCGTGCGGTTGTCTGCTGGCGCGACCTTTCGCGCTCCGCTGGGTCGGCGTACCGCTGTGTGTTGGCGCGGCTCTTGAGCGCGCGTGTTTCCTCGCATGCGCGCGAGCCGCGCTTCCCGCCGCTGTTCCTGTTCAGTCCATCCGGCCAGAGCGTCCTGTGCTCTTCGATGGCCGCCCTCTCGCAACGATCCATCTCGGCATCTGGTACCGTCCGCAACACAGTACAAATCGGGGCACCCATCGCAGCCCACGCCAGGCTCACGGGCACATCGACACCGTGCGCGGCTGCCTTGGCATGACGCCGCAGGCGCTTCGCCAAGTCGCGCGTTTGCCCGACATACCGACGCCCGTCATCGAAGGTGAGCAGGTAGATCACGCCCATACTTGCGCCTAGGCGGGCTGCTCGCCTTCGTCGATGACATCCGCGCTGCCCTGCTGCGCCGGCTTGAGCGCTCGGATCGCCGCTTCCTGCATCTGCGTCAGCGCGCCCTTGGTCTTGGCCAGCGTCAGGATGTCGTCGACGGACTTCAGGCCGGCCTGCACTGCCTTCTCCCAGCGCGGGAACTGCGCGCTGAATGCCTCGTCTGGCCAGACGGGCTGCTCGCTCACCGTCGACGTCGGCCGGACCTCTTCGGCCATGCCCATGTCCTTCGGCGCGGCTGCTTCGGCGCCGAGCACCAGGTCGGCGGCTTCCTCGACGATCAACTGGCCGCCGAGCGCCGCCGGATAGGTGGCGCGCACGCCCTCGGCGATGCACCGAGCGCGCAGCATGGCGCGCGGGGTCTTCTTCCAGTTGTCCTTGCCGGCGAGTTGGGCCTTCACGGCCATCTCGATGGTCCACTCCACCTTGAGGCTGCCGCCCTTCGGGTGGGTGAAGGTGCCCGAGACCTTGGTCTCGGTGAAGTCGTGCCACTGCACCGAGCCGCCGGCGGCTTGGTAGCGCGCGAGCACGCTGTGGGTCTTGCGTGCCGGCTTGCCTTGGATGATGTCGTAGTCCTGGGCGACGGTGGCCGGGTGCTGGCCCTCCGCCTGCGCGAGGAACATCAGCGTCATGTACTGCTCGGGCGTTTGGATCCCGAACAGGCGCGAACTGGCCATGACGTCGGCCATGCGCTTGATGTCGTCGAAGCCGATCCTCGGCGCGACCTCGTATTTCGTGAGAGCGTTCATGTGTTGTCCTTGGGGTCAGGTATCAGCAGAGCGCAGCTGCGCCGGCCACGACGAGAACGAAGATGAAGGCGCCCACGCGAGCCCAGAACACAGCTGCGATGGCGCGCGGTGCCGGCTCCCATTCGCCCTCGTCCACGACGCGGCAATAGGCCGGTGTCGGGCAGGCATTGCGTCCGCTGTTGCAAGCGTCCGAACGGCAGGCAGGCGCATGAGCGAGACGTGCGAGCAGGTTCATGGCGTCACTCCATTTCGATGCGGGCGAGCTCGCGGCGCAGGCCAGAGATGAAACGCGCGTAGGATTCCTGGCGCTCCTCGGCGAGTCGGGCCTGTGCGATCGCGGTGGCGATGTGCTCGTCCTCGGTCTGCATGTCGACCTCGGCCCAGGCGATGCGGCGGCGGATCCAGGCCGAGCGAACAGCGTTCGTGAGCCGGCGCCAGATCGGGCGGGTGGTGTTGGTGATGACGGCGGACATCTAAAACTCCGTTTCCAGGCTCACGTGAAGGCCGGCGCTGCTGGCGTGCTTCGGCGGCTTCGGGATCAGCGAAAGGCGCACGGCGTGGCGGCCCAGCGGGATGCGCGTGCTCGGCACGACAAGCGGCGACAGCGCGGGGCCGGGGTATCCCGTGACGACGCCAGCGGTCAGCGCGTAGCGGCGATCGCGCGTTTCGATGGTCATCGCGGCGTAGGCGCTCGGGTCGCCGTAGCTGTTGCGGAAGGCTCCGACGGTCAGGCCGTTGTCGGCGCGGACGTACAGGCCTGGGTTCACGCCGTTGAAGCCGCTGCGGGAATGAGCAGTTCCGAGGTGCAGCCCCAGCGTTGCGGCGGCGCAGCCAGCGGGCCAGATGAACGATCCACCGAGGCCGAGTAGGACCCCGAGGATGAACAGCCAGTGCTCGCGGAGAAGGCGGGCGGCGAGCTTCATGCTGCCCCCGTCAGGCGCGGCATCCTGTCGAGCAATGCACCGCTCTGCGAGCAGAGGAAGTGCTGTTGGTAGGGGGTGTCGTTGACGATCCTCGGCGTGAACACGCAGCGCCACGGCCACTCTCGAGACGTGCGGACGAGGTCCGAGGCCTCGCGGTGGGTGTACGCATCGACTCGGACGCGCGCCACCTCGCCGATCAGCGGTAGGTCGTCTCCGTAGAACACCGTCACTTCAAAGGTCTTCATGTCCGAGCTCCCTCATCCCCTTGCACGCCACGCCGGTGTGCTTCGGATCCAGCGTGATGGCGTGCTCGATGTGTGCTTCCAGGAACTCCTGGGCCTCGGCCTGCGCCGCGAACGAGGCGCAGGTGATCGGCTGGCCGGCGTACTTGGCGAGCGGATCGGTGGCGCAGGCCGAGAGGGCCAGCGCGACTAGCCACGCCGTCTGCTTCCCCTCACCCATGGCTGCCTCCCTCGGCCTTGGCGCGGGCGATAGAGGCGCCGTACTCGCGAGCGGCGTCCAGCGTCTTGTGTGGGCCGCAGAAGTTGTCACCGTCAATCGAGACGTAATGCTTGACCCCGAACTTCGCGTAGCCGGGGCTCACGACACCACCTCGATACCGAACGACGGTGCGCACGCCACCGGCACCAGCCGGCCGAAGTCGTCCATCACGCAGTCCACGCGGATGAAGGCCATGCCAGGGAAGTCCAGCCACGTAGCCCATGCCGGAGGAACTGCTGATGAAGATGTCGTCCATCACGCGGCCTCCAAGAGCGTCTCGTCCATGGCCTCGCACTCGAAAGCGCTCAGGACGACCGGCCGCGCGTACTCGGGGACAGAGGACTCCGCCTCCACCCTGCGCTCGTTCGTGCGTTCGGCTTGCGCCAATTCGAAGGCGGTCGTGTTCACAGGTCATCTCCTACTGCATGACGGTGGAAGGCGGCGTGACTCTTCGCGATGCGGGCCACCATCTCGGCTGCCCGAAGCTGCACGTCTTCTCCGCGCTTCGCATCGCGCAGGAACCGCACGAATTCGCTCGCCCGGTCGTCGTTCTCGAGCAGCGCATCGCCCAGCACGGAACCCAGCGTCGAGTCGTAGCCATAGTCCGGAGTGCGGATCTCGGCAGAGGCGTCGCCCGCTTCGACTGCAGCGAAGAACTCCGCCAGCAGTTCGTCGTAGGCATCGGCGGCCAGGTCGGCGCGCCTGGACGCTGCGTCATCGATGGCGCGCATGACGCTCGGGGTGATGCGCAGGTTGTCGATGGTGGCGCTCATGACTTCACCTCCACCGGCTTGCCATCGGCGTCGAGCGTGTAGAACACGTCCGGCTTGATGCCGTTCTCGCCGACCTTGCTGGCGAAGATGTGCCGCAGCGTCCCGTCGTCGTCGTGGTAGACGATCACGATTGCAGCCCCCTCTGATCCGCGCGCCTTGCCGAAGCGGCCGATGGACATGGCGACGGCGGCGATGCCGCTGGCGCTGCTGGCCGATCTGTAGCCCGTCGCGCTGCTGGCCGAGCTGTCGCCCGTCGCGCTGCTGGCCGAGCTGTTGCCCGTCGCGCTGCTGGCCGATCTGTAGCCCGTCGCGCTGCTGGCCGAGCTGTCGCCCGTCGCGCTGCTGGCCGATCTGTCGCCCGTCGCGCTGCTGGCCGATCTGTAGCCCGTCGCGCTGCTGGCCGAGCTGTCGCCCGTCGCGCTGCTGGCCGATCTGTAGCCCGTCGCG